GGCTTTGTCGCCTTGAAACATTGATGTTAGCAAATCAAGCTTTTGGGTAATGTCTAGTAGACTGCTCTCTAAAGCCATTTCATTCATTAATAATATTTAAGAATTATAGCTGTTTAGACTGTAAAAAGAGAAGGATCTATACCTATTTCAACTTCCTGAGAATTATTTGTAAATAGTTTTCTTTCAAATGCTTTTACACTGTTTATATAATCTATAAGCTTTACGTTTGAAGAAAGTGGTAGCCTCTCAATAACTTGAACTTTCTGCGGTGTAGTTAATTCATTAAAATTTATTTCCACTAAATTACCTGAGTTATTAATAGTAATTTTATTAACATACTTAACTAATTCGTTAATGTAAATCTCACCTATAGCTTTTTTAGTAAGCTCTTCATTATTTGAAATAGGTGCAAGTTTTTTCTGTGTTTCTACGTTAACGGTTGAATCTAAAGTAAGTGTTGGAATAGAAACGTCTAACTTTACATTATCATCTACCAGCTCAGATGTTTTTAATGTGTCAGGAATAGGTAAATTATTATTTACAATAAATGAAATATCTATTTTTTCATTTTCTTTATTAATGTAAGATGATAAAGAAAGTGCTCTCAAGCATACCGCTATGTATCCTCTGTCTGCTAGTAAAAATTCTATTTGCTCTTGGCAGTTTTCTTTTAAAACGCTGTTTAAAAGCAAGGTAAATGATAATCCGGTAGATGCCTTTTCTAAGGCACTCTTAACTGCATCTTTTTGCTGTTTTGTTGTAAATCCTTTAAATTTTACTTTACGATTTAAAGAAGGTACATAAATTTCATAAATTTTTGCTATACCTTCTAGTGAGCTTAAAGCTGTTGAAAGCTTTTCCATATTTTTATTTAATTGTCGGACCTGGTTTATCAACGCTCTTAGATTGCTCTTCATTCATTTTGGCAATCTCTGCTTCATAAATTTTACATAAGACTAAATTTTCTGACAATGTATTTTGCTCTATGGCTCTATCGCTTAATGAGATTTTACTATTTAAAATATATTCCATTTCGTAGATATTCTTTAAATTAGTACTAAACAATGCTTTAAGTATTTCAAACATAGATGTATTATAAGGTGAAACAATTACTTTATCAGTATCTTTCATACCTACTGTAAGAACTAATGTGCTAAATTCTTTTATTATTCTCTTACTAAAGTTGTCAATATGACTCGTAACCTCGGCAGGTAACTGTTCAATAATTTTTTGCTTTTCTTCTAAAGATGTAGAAAAAATATCAACTTCTTCGCTGTCTACAAAAACTTTATCGATTGAACTATAGTAAGCATCAAGAAGATTTTCAAAATATAGGGCTTTGGGCAATGTAATATTTACTCTAAGCTTGTCTATTATAATTTCACTAGCGAATTCAGATTTAAAATCAATGCAGTTATTTAAAAACGTAAGTAACGGAATTTTAACTGTAGAAGTACCTTCCATATATTCAATATCTTTAGAAACAAACGTACATCTTAACAATAATAATAGGCAAAATTTATCAAAATTATTTAATTGCTCAAAAACGTCCTTTTCAATTAAGCATTCAGATACTATATTATCAAAATACTCTGCAATATGAAAATTATTATTATTTAAAAGAAATTTATTAACAATTTTATATTGTTTAAAAGTAAGTTCTTTTACTTTTAAATCTCTTTTTAAAGAAGGTGAATAAAAATTTACGTAAAACATTATAAAAATCCTAGCGGATTAATATTGCCGAGACCATTTTGAAAGCTGGTTACTCTTGGTATTGATCCGTTAGATATTCTATTCACAATATCACCAATAGGCAAGTATAGACTATTCTCTGCGGTATAATTTGTATATGTCCATCTAGTTGAGTAAACTGGAAGCTGATCATCTGTGTAATTAACTGTTTGTTCGGAAACTGTAATAGGTACACAGTTATAAAAAGTAAAGACTTTTCTGGGTACCATTGAAACACCTTGGTACGTTTTTGTATATTGTAAAAGGGTCATATTACATTTCATGTTTTTAAGGTCTTTTTGGCCGTTTATATCTCCCGGGCGTGCAGTTAACCCATAATGCGACCCGAGAATTACCCATGGGCGTAAAACAAAATCTATAAAAGAAGTATTTGTTTCCTTAAACCCTATTTGAAGAATATTTGGCGTGGGAGTTCTTCTACCACCAAGAATACCTGGTAAAAAGCCTGCATTATTATCTATAGAAATTGATTCTGCATCATACTCTTCTGGTGGAATAGTGACTTCATGAGCAAACAAACACCCTATAACTTTTTGTAAGGGGTAACTTTTTAAGATATTTAAAGCAGTGTTAATGTCAAATCCCTTCTTACTTCCATCTATTCTTTCTAGTCCTTGAATTAAGCTAGTTCTTAATGCGGGCGGGTATCTATCAACAACAATTATCCATTGCGTGGGATTTGGAATCGAAGTAAACCATGATTCCATTTGCACGAGAAAATAATCCCGTACGCTTATAATAGGTACCCCAGGTATATTAAACCCAAATAAATTTGTTACCTGTGGGGCAAAAAGAGGATTTGTTCCTGTTACTAATCCTTGAAAATTTTGCCCTAAACCGTTAAGAGCATCCGAAATGGGGTTGTTCACCTAATTATTTAGGTCGGTTTATTGAATTACGATGTCTTTCTCCAGTAGTGATAAGAAACTGTAGCAGTAAATTCAACTGTGTTACCAACGCCCTCGGCGATTAGGTAATTTAATGGACCGACATTACGCACTGAAACACCGACGAGCTGATATTGAGCAACCTTGTTCATCTGGTTATCAAGCTGAACTAAGTCAATAACTGCTGTCTGTTTTGGTGAGAAATAATTGCCGGTAGAATTTGCATCATTAAAGATGTCAATTGACCACTGTTCAAACTTCTGACGAACTTGTGAATTAGCATCTGTATAGAAAGTTAGCTCATAAGCTTCGCTATTAGGATATGTTACATTACCTGGTAGATTAAAGTTAAGACCCATGTAAGGAACAGTAATGTTAGTAATTGAACGTGCAGGTAATGAAGCTGTCTTTACATAAACTAGATCATTATTATCAAATGAAACTGTACTTGCACCACCGGTATTGATATTCAATACGCGAAAGTTAAAGTCACGTGCGAATTCGCGCGTAGTTGCTGCTGTATAAAAGTCTGTAATTAATTGATTTACGTCGGCCATATAAATTATTTATCTATTACGATACAATCTCCTGGAAGTTTGTACCAGTTCTTGTTGCGTAGAAGTTGCAAAGAATATATTCTGCAGCACGTACTGGTTTGACGTATATATCAACAACTAATGTATTATCGTCTACTACAGCTGCTGTATTGTTACGTTCATCGCAAATAATTAGATAATCATATATGCCCTGTGTATTCTTAGCATTATCAAATATTGGGGTAATGCTATTAACAACTTGTGTTCTTGTAAACAATGTGTTTGGTTCAAATACGAAGTACTTGACTGTATCTCTTGTAGCAGTTTCAAGATTTAAGAACAATCTACGAACGTTAATAGGATCAAATGCACTAGGTTTCTTCTGCAGTGTCTTTTGACCGAATATAACAAATCCTTCTGCAGGGAAGAATGTTACAGGGTTCAAGTTAATCTTGTAAAGTTGATCACGCTGCTTTTGCTTGGGATATATACCGATGTCAACTACACCGGTTACTACACCGCGAGAAAATCCTGCAGGTGCAAACCATGGCTGGAAGCCTGAATCTGTATTTGCCATTGCAGCTGCAGCAAACCCTGAGAAAGGAACCCAGACTTGTTGATTAGTTGCAATATCTGCAACCTTAGCAACGTTTGCAAACGTACAAGCATAGCTAGTATCAATTGTATTGTATAAGTTCTTTAAGGGCCAATAAATGTTATCGGAAAATGAATTTGTAGGTACATCAAGAGTTTTAATGTTTGCGCCCTGTACAAATATGTTTGTTAAAGGATCGGCAATAAAGATATGGTCCTTACGATTTAGTGCAAGGCTAATAAATTCATTTGCTACTGCTGAGTATCTAACAGCAGGAATTGGTGAAGTTGAAGGATTTTGAATACTTAGAGCAGCTACTGCATCATCATAAGGAACCGTATCATCAAAATAACCATATGTAGATTCGTTAAATGAGTTAACATAAATTGTTCCTAATCCGGCTTCACAGGTTATGTTAATAGGATAAAGATCGACGTTATTAAGTTTCTCAGCAGCACGATTAATCTTACCTGGTACATTACCAATTACCTTGGTTAAAAGGTCCTGGCTATCATATACCCCTAGTGGGTAGAGAGCAGCTGTAGAATCTATTTGTGAAAGTATTGTTGCAACATCACCGGAAGGTGCACCAACGCGTGTAGTATATTCAGAATCTGTTTCACCATCTAGCGGCCTGGCAAGTGCTTCTGATACAAAGCGGACTTTCTTGGTAGG